AGCGCGAGAATGAAACTCAGCGTTACCAGATGGGTTAAAATAGAACGCGCCCTGCTCGCAAAACTCTAGGTTTTTGATTGCTTGGAGTGCTGTGCGAGATGTGCCAGGATCTGCCAATACTGTTGCTGAGCAGGTATCTATTTCACGCATTGAGGAAGGCCAACCTACTTGGTCAAGAATGTTAGTAACTCTTTGATTAGTTAATTGTCCTGCGCTAGTGCCTGCAACTGTGGTGATATTAGCCTGAGCAAACAACCGGAAAGCATCTACCAGTTCAATATCTACAAAGCCAATCTCCATATCCTTTGGATAAGTGTAGTTGTAGGAGATTGTGTAGCCTGAGAATAGGAATGAGTCATTGCCAATAATACGCATCTTGCGCAAAGGAATTAACTTGCCGTAATAGGGTGAGGCAGGGTTCTGTGGATTCCACGCGCCTGTTGGATCATAAACTCTTACGCTGGCTGTGCCTGCTTGGAATTGGTCTTGCAATAGGTCATAGCCGCGTCTAATTCTTATTTGGCCTACCTGGTCAGATATGTCAACAATATCGTTGGCGTTCTCGCCTAATACGTCTGTGCCTAAGATTCCATGCTCAGGGTCACCTAAAGTAAAGCTGTAGCCGAATGTAGGGCCGTTGCTAAAGTCAAAGAGAACGCTGACGGATGGAAGAGTCATTTAGCCGCCGTAGTTGAAAAACCCGTTGCGGTTCACGGTTGATGATGCTCCATTAGCGTTAGCCTTTACAACAGCTGCGTTAATTAGTTGTGAGGCTTGCGGATCAAGGGTAATTCTAACTTCCTGCACATTGTTAGCCGCTGGGCCAAATCCTGCAAAGCCTGGTGGTAGAGAATTATTATTCCTTGCTGGGCCAAAGCCTTCAAAACTAGGTGGAAGGCTAACTCCATTTATTGTTGAAAATCCTGGTGTTGCTGTAGCAAGCGTTGCTGCTGCTGCTGCCATTGTGGGAACTGCAACTTTAGGCGCACCTAATACGGCAAGTTCATCTCTTATTTGTTTGACAGCCGCTAGTGCCGTGAGAAGCGCGTCTGTAAAGCCACCTAAAGGATTGGTTGAAGATAACTTCATAGCTGCTGTTTGAGAGGCTAGAAGTTGTTGCGCTAGGTTGCCAGCCTCAGTTGCGTTACCTAAAAGGATTGCTTGTTGAAGTTCTAAGCGCAACTTTTCATCAGCAGTAACTTTGCCCATAAGAGCAGCTGTGTTTTGAATTAAATCCATATCCAATACTTTGGATGCGCCATCGAGAACGGCCTGAGCCTTCTTCAATGCTAGTTGCTTGGTCTGCTCAGCGGTCAACTTCTTGGTGTTAGATACTATGGCTGAGGTTACTTTGTTTGTAGCCTTAGTATTTTCAACAATCTTCTTTGAGTTACGAACAGAGGAAATCTCAGCCTTACCGGCTTTTCTAAACAGCTCTAAGTAAGAACCAACGACCGGAATAGATTGCAGGCTAAATAATCCTTTAAGCAGGCCAGCACCAGGTATTGACTTAATCTTTTCAATCATAACGCTGATGCCTACGATTACCTCAGCAATAGATGTAGAGAAGTCATTCATAGCATCACTTAGGTTCACAATGTTATTGTCTGAAAGGTTAGACAGGGCGATTGCCAAGCCTTCGCCAATAGTTTCTTTAGCGTTCTCAGTTGATACTTTTAGAAGGTCTAATTGTCCTTTGTAAGTTTGAACGGCTGCTGCCGCATCGCCTTTGAAGTTAGCACTAAGAGCGGCAAGGATTTGGTTTAGATCACCTGATGCAACTGTGGCTTTGCTAATACCGCCGCCAAGTCTGGTAAGTGATGTGTAATTGCCTAAATAAGCCTTGCTTAGAGCTGTGCTGACTGCGGCAACGTCTTTGCCAGTTCCAGCTGAAATGTCTAAAGATAGGTTTAGAAGTTTCTGAGCCTGGGCATAATCGCGTGTTGCAATAAGTAGAGATTGAAAAGCAGGGCGAAGGGCATCGTCTAATACACCTGTGGCTTGCTGAGTCTTGCTTATGAACTTCTCAACATCAACGCTGTTAAAGGCTAAGCCTAAGTTCGATAGAGTCTTAGTTAATTGTGCTGCTGCCGCATCATCTTCAACGAACGCTTTGAGTGATTGCTGACCTAAGCGAAAAGCCTTTTGCGCGCCTGCTAAGCCAATGTATCCAGCCGCAAGGCTCTTTACGGCTTTAGTTAAACCAAAGATGTCCTTGTTGGCTTTGTTAAAGGCTGGCTTGCCTTTGTATTCTGCACCAATACCAACTACTAAATCAACTCTGGCCATTATACAATCCGCCTATTCTTAAAATTCTTTGCTGCGTTTTCTAATGCTTTAATGACTGCCGCGGTTGCTTTGCCTTGGTCTTTATTCCATGCAGCAAACATGGCACGACCTTGCAATCTGCCTTTACCCTCCATTGGCCCTAGAGCCTGTGCAAAGTTTGGTCTGCTTGATTTCTTAGTGCCTGGGCTAGCCACCCCTGCACGTTCATAAATAGCACCAATAGCAGATTTGTTATTTATAGAAGCTGCATAAGAAAAGCCACGATAGTTAGGTTTGGTTGGTGTAGTTCTGAAACTGATGCCACGCTTGGCAATCTTAGAATCCCAAGTAGGAAATCTTGCTTCGCTCATGGCTCTAGGCCGCCACCCTGATAATGGGCTAATTGAAGGAACTAAATTACGAGCCTGTTGCACGATTGGCTTTAATGCTGCAGCCATTTCCTTTTGTGTTTCTTTGGCTAGATCAGGTTCAAAGTTACGCAGGGCGTAGCGAAGTTCTTTAGCGCCTCTTACCTGCGTTGCCATTATTCATCTCCTTTGCCCTGTCCTTCATAGCCATCAAATAAGTCTTGAACATTCGCACATCCATATCAATAAAGGATTGTGCAGGAATTCCCGTCTCTAGGCTCATTCGTGCAATGAGATAGTGAAGGGAATCCCTAGTCAGTCCAAAGGGTCATCATCAAGAACTTCCACACGCACAAGCGTATCCAGGAAATCTGCACCGAAAGGTTTGACAGTTTCTCCCGATCTACGGATGCACTCCCAGGCTAACCAATAAACGTCAGACTGCTTCTCATCCTCACGGAAGGCTTTGTGCAAGCCTTTCTTTGCATAGATTTCAAAAGCGAATTCTATTGCTGGTGTGATTACGTGAGTGGTATCGCTACCATCCACCCTTACTATTCTTAACTTTGCCATGTTAGCCCTTTTCTGTTAGTTGTTTAGAACGCTGTTGAACTTGATGGAACAACCTTGCTGTTGCAAGTAAATGTTATATCAAGTGTTGCTTCATCGGCTACTGCGCCGTTAATATCTGTAACGTTGTCAATCAAGACTGTTGTTGCGTAAGTCTTGTTGGTTGCTGATACTGCTGTGCCTTTTACCTGAATCATTGAAACAGGGACGGTAGTTCCCCAAGCATCTTGGATTGTTGCTAGAACGCTTGCCGCTGCTGTATCGTTTAGGAATGATACTGTGATTGATGACGCTTCTAGTCCAGTTACGAACTTGTGTGCTGTATCGCCCATTGCAGTTACTTCTAGTTGATCCGCTTGGCGGTTAATTGTAATTGCAGTAACGTGATCTGATAAGTCAATGCTGTTTAACTTAAATCCAACGTTATTGTTTAGAAAAATTGCCATTGTTTATTCCTCGTCTTTCTTGGCTGCTGCCTTTGGGGTGGGTGCGATTTGACCGATCTTCTTCAAGAAAGCCAAATCCTCTGGTGTTAGATCGGACATATTAACTCCAACTCGTTAAGATACTCAGGCGTATTTCCGCCGTGAGAAGGTCTCCAGCCGTTGTATCAACTGATACCCCAGACACAGAGCCAATGTTATATGATAATGATGACGCAGCTAATTTAGTGAATACGCCAATAATAAACTCCTCAATATCCATAAGAGAACCCTGGTTATCAAGTAATGGCAAATAAAGTTTAATTCTAAAGTTAGCCAATGGTGCAATAGTTATGTGTTGGTTATTGCTTGGCGTAATGTAAGGATCATCAGGTTCTACAACCACGCTATTGGCCAACGGTGAGGCAGGTGGAAAAGAGAATACCTGCCATACCGTTGGATTACTTAAAGCCGTTGCAATGGTAGAACGGAGAGTTGTGACGGCAACTGTCATCCGACTAGCCCATTTGGGTTTAAGTAATTCGCAATCAAACCACGAACTCTAGCAAGTAGTGTGTTGCCCATACGGTAAGGTGAAGGTGTAAAGCCATCCGGTGATACGCCACCAGCATTTGAAAGTTGTCTTGATTGCCAGATGTCAACAGCAATTAGGAGTGATGCTTCTCTAACTTCCGGAACTGTGGTGAAGTCTATGTTAGTTGTAGCCGCTACTGTGGCAAAAGGTTGTATTGGGTTCTTAACCTGATTTGCGCCTGTGGCTGCATAGGTTATGGAATAGTTGTAAGCCGTCAATGAATAGTTCTGGTAGTTTAATGCAGATACCTGGACTGCGCCGTTAATCTCAGTAATTGTCTTAGTGCCGTTAAAAGGTGAGCCAGCGTTTGTAATGATTACGCTTTGGCCGACATACATGCCATGAGGTTGTTGAAAGTAAAGTGTTGCAAAGTTATCGGTAAGACTTCTAGCAGCTGCGTAATAGTTATTAAACCAGAGATGGCTCTTAATAATGTTCTCAGCGGCCTGTGCGCACTCTTCAACTGTTGCGTTATCGTAGAGAGAGCCAATGCCTAAAACTGTGCGCAGTTCTGCTTGCGTAACGTATGTGGCTGCCATGATTTCCTCTCTAATTAAAATTGAAGGGGCTAAGGGCTACAAAGCCCCTTCAACACTATTGCTAAGTGTGGGTTATGCAACCATCCACTTGTATGCGCCTGTTGCAACCTTAGTTGCGATTGCGCCGTAGCCGTAATAAGCCACGTTGATTTGACCAGAAGCAATAACTGCTGCTTCTAGTTTGAATGTTGGTGATTCATACCATGTGTATGCATCTGGGTTAACAACAATCATTGTTCCATCGCCTGTGCCTGAAAGGTTACGATCTACGTAAAGGTTTAGACCGTTGATGTTACCTTGTAGTGAAGTAGGTGATGCGTTACCGCCAGCGTTCATTGGTTGAACTGCTGTGTAGATAGCGCGGTTTGTCGAGTCAACAAGACCCATGATTGCGCCCCATTGGTCTGCTGATACAACGATGTTGCGAGCAAAGCCAAGTGTGTTTGCATAAACTGAAACTGCTGCATCTGATACGAAGTCAAGAAGGTTTGCTGCTGACATTGTGCGGTTTCCACCGTCTGTCGCTGCTGCTGCAACTACTGTTGCAACGCGTGCATCTGTTGCCTTTGCGTATGCATATTCCATGTTCTTTACAAGTTCAGCAAAGAATGCTGGGCTTGAACGGTCAAGGATTTCAACTGAGAATGTCTGTTGTCCGGCAAACTTCTGAACTGATACTGAAAGGTATGAATCTTCCAGATCAGTGTTTGATGGTGCTGCTTCTTCTGCTGTAACTGCAACTGTTGGTACTTGTGAAATCTTTGGGATTTCGAAAGTCATACCAGCATCAGGTAGAACACCCTTTGAGATTGCGTCAATAAATGGGCGATCTGCGTTTGCAAGTGGGTTGATAACTTCTGTTAGTTGACGTGTTGGAGTAAGTCCAGCGTTATCTGTTGTGTTAGCTGCTGCAAGAAGATATTGACGTGCATCTTCATTGCCGAACTTTGCGCGGATTGTGTTCTCTAGGAATTTT